TACAACAAGCCAAAGCGCACCCCCAAGCACCCGACGAAATCGCACGTCGTGGTGGCGAAAGAAGGCGACAAAGTTAAGACGATCCGCTTTGGCCAGCAGGGTGTCAGCGGTGACAAGAAGTCTACGGCGCGCAGCAAGTCGTTTAAGGCGCGTCATGCGAAGAACATAGCTAAGGGCAAGATGTCCGCGGCTTATTGGGCTAATAAGGTAAAGTGGTGATGGATCCATTCCTGCGTAAATTATACGTTGATATGACCAACGACGAGTACAACGCCTTCCGCCCGCGTGAGGATGACGTCGAAGGCCCGATGTACAGCGACGAAACAATCTTGCGAGCATTACGGGCGTTAGAGCAGACCGAAGAAGGCACGCCGGAGCGCAACTACATGGTCAAGATGATGCGCAAGCACGGGCCACGCGCTGGAGTACCTTTCGGCGAGACATACCCACAAAGCCACGAAGCCGGCGAGGATAAGTTTAGTAACTTACTTGAAGATTTTAGAGAATCTAGAAGAGAGGGTGATTTACTTGGCCAAGTTGCCGCTGGCGGTAAGGGCGTTATGGCAATTGCAAACCCTCTTAATGCAGGCCCGACAACTTCAGGCTTTATGAAGGGATTGCTGCGCTACATGATGGAGCGGGGTGATTAATGGCTACTCCAGAAGAGATAAGACGCGCTAGAGAAGCAACCGCTTACGGCGGATTGTTTAATAACTTTTTTGCAACAAATCGTGCATATAGAAACCGCCTTGCACAACAGGGTCGCCGTCCCGTTCTTGGCGGGTTACTTTCTAAAGAGCCTGTTATGGGTACTGACACGCTGCGTTACGAGGGCATACGTCCTTTTGTGGGTAACCTGTTGGAGCCTTTCATTAAAGGTGGGGACACTATCAGAGCGTCCAGAGCAGGCTTGATCCCGCAAGAGGATATGCTCGGTGAGGCGTTCGGCGCTGCTGGCGCCGCAATGCTTGGAGGAGGTTTCGCGCCTAAGCCTGCGGGATCGTTGGGCGCAAATACGCTGCGTGTTTATCATGGCGGTGACTACAAAAAGGGTGACGCTATAGAGGCACCCTTCTTTGTCACCCCAAACAAAAAAGGTGCGCAATGGTTTGCGGATGAAAATGATGGCACAGTCACGCAGTATTCAGCAGACATCAAAAATCCTTTTATAATTGGCTCAAAGCAAGACAATGACAATTTTTTTGATTTACTTAAAAGGAACGACATTGATCCTGAAGAGCTAGAAGACTTAATTTCCGATAATTCGCCTTATGATGGTTCTAACATTTTAGACGCGGCATATGTGCCAGAGGTTCGCGCAGCGTTGCAGCGTGAGGGGTATGACGCGCTCTACAATCCATCTGACGTGCTAGAAAACACTAATATACCTGCATATGCAGTCATTGATCCAAAAGTTTTGTCAGCCAACGCTTCACGCGCTGCTGGCGTTTTAGCGACGATCGGTGACAACGGAGGCCCGCCACTTGATAAACCGCTTACGAAAGAGCAGCTCGACCCGCTTGGTTACCAGAAAACTAAAATGCGTCGTCCATTTTCCGAGGTTGAGGTGCAGCAAAGCGATTTAGGCGAGAACTTGGCACGAAAGCCTATGAGCTGGGAAAATATGGAAGGCAATGTGATATTGCCTTTTTACGGGGATCGCACATCGCGCGGCTTGCTCGTTGAGGGCGTCAATGATTACAAGTTTGATGCGCCAGTGTATACCGAGGGCGGAGTTGACTTTAAAGTTGGCCCAGCAGCCCAAAAAGATCGTGCAATTTGGGCATCCAATCAAAATATTATTACGCGATTATCAAAAGAAGCCGATAAGGCTCAACGTGACTTCGGTGGGCGTGATATTCTTGGGGTAACTGGCAGCATGGCGCCTGATGCAAACGATTTTGCAACATTTACAGGTGAAGCCGCAGCAGAGCTTGTTAAAGGATCAAAAATTACCAAGAAAACAGCAAAAGAATTTGACGCTACTATGAAAGCGTTAGACCCCACATTTGTTGGCTTACTTTCTCCAGATTTACGTGACTGGGTTAAAAACACGTCATCGCCAAATCGCAAATCGTTTATTCGCTTAATGGATAGCCGACCAATGCAGGATGCTGGCCTACCTAGCCCCGCGGAAGTTCGCAAAAGCGTTACAGACCCCACGCAGTACGAATTGCCAGCGGGTATGTTTGGTCTAGGAGTTAGCCGTATTGATACTGGCGCTCCTTTAAGGTTCAACACCCCTAAAGGTGACAAGCCTGCCGCAAATGTGCCGCATTCAACATATAACACTCAAATTACTGGTGATTATATCGGATCATTACCACCCGTTCCACAGAGGCTTATTTTTAAAGACGTTTACGACGCAATTAGTGGTAAGCTAGACAAGCGTGGAAACCCACTTACAGAAGCCAACATGACACACGCAATTAAGACTAAGATGCCCGCGCAAGAGCTAACGCCGCAAATCATTGACGGCATTTTGAATTACTTGGCGAGACAGGAGCGCTAACATGGACTACGAAATCAACGAACTGGCGGCGCAACTAGAAGCCGAGCTAAATCCTAACCAGATGGACGACGACGAGCTGCAAGGCATCGTTGGCAAAGAGATCGACGACGCAATCGACTTTATTGACAACTGGATCTCGCCAATACGCGCCACGGCCACTGAGTATTACCGCGGCGAGCCGTTCGGCAATGAGGAAGAGGGCCGCAGCCAAGTTGTCAGCATGGACGTGCGCGACACCGTGCAGGCGATCATGCCGTCACTGATGCGCATTTTCCACGGCACCGACCGCACTGTTGAGTACGCGCCCCAAGGGCCAGAGGATGTCGCGGCTGCGAAGCAGGCGACAGAATACGCGAACTACATCATCAATCGCGACAACAACGGCTTCCTGCATATCCACGCGGCGTTTAAAGACGCACTGATCCGTAAGGCTGGCATACTGAAATGTTACTGGGACGACCAGACGCGCTTTGAGACGCATGATCTATCTGGCCTCGATGACAACGGCTTAAACGCCATTATGGCCGACCCTGACGTTGAGGTAGAGATTGTCGCGTCCGAGCCTATCGGAGAGCCTCAGATTGACCCCATGAGCGGCCAGATCATGCCCCCGCCTATGATGCACGCCGTGCGGGCGACTTACACATATCCGGATGGCCGTGTGAAGCTAGAGGCAGTGCCTCCGGAAGAGTTCCTAATTTCGCGTGAAGCGAAGTCTCTTGAGGACAGTGACTACGTCGCGCACCGCCGCATCGTGACCGTCTCAGAGCTTGTGGCGATGGGATACGATTACGACGAGGTGTCAGACCTTGGTTCCGCGTATGACGACATGGAGACAAACATTGAACGCTACACGCGTAACAAGTCTCTCACTAACGAGATGAACGAGCGCAACGATCCGGCGATGAAGAAGGTGCTCTACGTCGAAAACTACATCAAAGTGGATTACGACGGCGACGGCATTGCCGAGCTGCGTAAAGTCTGTACTGCTGGTGACGGTAAAAAGATACTTATGAATGAGCCGTGCGCGATGCTGCCGTTCGCCGTGTTCTGCCCCGATCCCGAGGCCCACGACTTCTTCGGCATGTCGATCGCGGATACCGTCATGGACATCCAGCGCATTAAATCGTCGATCATGCGTAACACGCTTGACAGCTTGGCGATGTCGATCCACCCACGCGTCGCAGTGACCGAGGGAATGGTTAACATTGATGACGTCATGTCGACAGAAGTTGGCGCTATTATCCGCCAGCGTTCCGCCGGTCAGGTGCAGCCACTATCTATGCCATTCGTTGGCCAGCAGGCATTCCCAGTTCTGCAATACATGGACGAGATCAAAGAGGCTCGCACAGGCATCTCAAAGGCGTCTATGGGCTTAGACGCGGGTGCTTTGCAGTCATCCACCGCAGCGGCTGTTCAGGCGACTGTTTCGAGCGCTCAGCAACATATCGAAATGATCGCGCGCATCTTTGCCGAGACAGGCATGAAGCAGCTTTATCGCATTGTGCTGCACTTAATCACGACGCATCAGGATCAGCCGCGCATGGTGCGCCTGTCAAACGAGTTTATTCCGATTGACCCGCGCACATGGAACGCCAATATGGACGTTTCAATTAATGTCGCGCTTGGCCGCGGTACGGACACTGAGCGCATGATGATGCTGCGACAAATTGGCGAGATGCAGAAAGAGGCCATGGCGACCATGGGGCCGGTGAATCCGTTGACCGACATGCAGAAGCTGTCAAACACGCTGAAGGCGATGACGGAGCTTGCGGGCTTCAAGGACGTGTCGCAATTCTGGTCAGACCCATCACAGTTTCAAGCGCCACCACAAGAAGACAAACCAGACATCAACGAGCAGCTTATTCAGGTGCAAATCCAGCAAATTCAGGCGGACATCCAGAAGAAGGCTGCCGAATTACAACTTGGCCGCGAGAAGATGTTCATGGAGGACGATCGCAAGCGCGACGAGCT